TATGGGGGACGTAGGCATGGCCATGGGGGGCACGGGCGTTACGGATGGTGTGGGCATGGCCGTGGGCGGTGTGGGTGCCGCCGTGGGCGTAACTTGCGGGGGTGTGGCCATTGGTGCCCCCATTGGTTCCGCCGCCGCCACGGGCGTTACAGGGGGCATGGCCACCTCAACCGCCGCCGCCACATCCTTGGGGGAAACCTTAATGTCCGCCGGGCGCTGTATAGCCCCCGCAACACCTCCCATAACACCCCCAGGTAGAAAGCCCCCCACCGCAGCATTAAGCATCCGCCTCTGAGCCTCTTCCCCCATAAGCTCATAGGCAGGATCAACAATCTTTCTAGCTACAATTGCAGTAGCTTCCTGCAAACTTTCAGTAATAGCTTCCTGTGTTCCAACAACCACAAGCCCACCAGCTATGCGCGCTATTACACCTTTCTTTGCTAATTGTGCTATTACCTCTTTCTCGGCAGTTCGCGCAAGCCCAAGCTGTTTTGCCAGCGTCAGAATGGGCAATTTCTCCAACTGCCCCATTACAATAGCAGCCGGTACTGTCACCGAAGGTGCCCTGTCTACCCCAGCCTTTTCCTGCTCAGAAACAACACTTGATACGCCATAAGCGGTACCAAGCGCCGCCGCCCCGGCTGCCACTCCTTTCTCTCCAGCTTTCTGTAGTAGCTTCTGGGCAGCCTTACCTTGTAGTATGTCCGCCCCTCTTTTCTTTGCAAGTGTGCGTGCTGCCGCACCCCGCATCAGAGCACCCATCCCGAATGAACCGAGCATAAGAGGAACGTTTTCCTCCAGCAATTGTTTCGTGTACCCAGCAATATCACCTACATTCTGTATATCTTCTACTCCTTTATACTGACGGGGCCAACGGATTTCTGCTTCCTTTTCAATAGTTTCTGCTTCTTGCAATAATTGCTGCGCTGCTGGTTCTACATCAGGTGGTGGCCCATATTGCCCATATTTAGCTTCCCAAATTTCCTTACCCACATCCGCCATCGTAACACCAACACGCCGAGCAACGGCAGGTATTTGTTCTATAGACCTTGGCACCCCAGGAAACATTTCCCCAATACGGGCAAGTCCTTTTTGAGCATCCGCTAAGATAGAGGGGCGCTCCACGGACACATCCTCAGGATTAAAAACTAAAGGCGGACTTACCGGCACATCCTTAGAGCTAAACTTTAATGTCGGCGCTACAGGCTCAGACACATCTTCAGGATTAAAAACTAAATTAAACGGCATTAGCGTTTTCCTAATTTTTGAGTTAGTAAACCTGTGTCCGGATTCATATACCATTCTGTCACTTTCACATCAGCATAATCCTGTTGTGTTTTGAGTCTATGGGGATTTTCTTTCGTGCCCTTTGTACCCTTTAGGCCTAAGGGACTCGGTTCAATCGCCTTCTCCTCCCCCGCTTTCTTCTCCTCCCCCACTACAGGTAAAAGTTGCCCCCCCATTTGCTTAAAATAGTCCTGCGCCAGTGCTATAGCACCTTTTGGATATTTCAGCTCAAAAGCTGCATTCCCTAGGAACGGACGATCAGCTTCATATACCTTACCTGCCAGTTCAACAGCCCTATCCCATAATTGTTTCTGCGTAAGGGCTCCGCTATCAGCCAACGATTTAACCGTAGCTATCTGGGCCTCTTTTTCTAGCTGCATTAATTGCAATTTATGCGCTCGCTCCGCAGCGGCAACTACGTCTTTTTGGGCTTGTGCTTTCAACCCCAGTTCCTCTTGGGCCTGCCCTACACCAGTTTCCATGGCTACCACTTTCCGTTCTTCCAGGCCAGCAGCTGCCTTTTCCCGCTCCCTTTGCGTTTGCAATGCTTTAGCTTGTGTTAGATAATCCATACCTTGAAGTGCAGCCTGGCTTACGTGCCCAGCTGTTGTCTGCCCCGGTTGAACCGGTTGAAGCAACTGTAAACCCATGCGAAGGAAAGCTTGCTGCTGTTCTGGATTTTCCCTGACACCTTTGAGAAAATCAAACCATCCAGCTTTTAAGCCCTCTAAACCTTTCGCAGGCGCAGGGGCAGCTACAGACGCAGGTGCCAGTGTGGGTGCTGCAATCCCAGGAACTCCTACACCTCCTGGTTGCGCAGCTAAAAGTGTACTTTGTAAAGCACTTGTGTATGCATCAGGCATTTCTATATCCTCCTAATATTTGCTCTAAACCTAAGGGTACCGGTACCCCAGGGGTAGAGGGAAGTGCCGGTGCCGGTGCGGGTGCCAGTGTCTTTAGTAATTCAGGTGCTTGTGGCCCTTGTGCCGCTCCTGTTCCTTGTGGCACTGGAAGTTGTAAACCCCCAAGCACACTTGCAAACTGCATCAACTGATTATCATCAGCCTTCGTTAGTGCCTGGTAAACCTTAAACATTTGATCAGGTGTAAATGTCATATTATAAGTCTCCCAAGATTAGCCCCGATAGGGCTCCAATTGCGGCCCCCCAAGGTTCTTTAGTTATGGAAAAACCTATAGCGGCACCACCTGCCGCATTTGAAATAGGACTAGACCGCGTACCCGGTGCAGTTGTCACACCCGTTCCCGTAACTGTTCCACCATACTGTCCAGAGATTAAATTCTGAAATGCCTGTAGCTGTGCCGCTTCCTGCTGATACGGATAAAGAGCAGCTGCTCGAGCTTCCGCCGTCTCTTGCCCTCCTACTTGACTTAGAATATCCGCAGGTACTAATTGTGCTGTCTGCACCGTAGGTGTTAAACCGAGTGCTTGCATTTGCGTCCGTAATCCGCTCTCATACGCTCGAGATAGCATATCTGCTGTGATATCCCCGGTTGCCTCAGTTAACCCCCTAGCCGCAAGCCCTTCCGCAATCCCCTGTCTACTACCTCCATACTGCCCACCTGCCGTAGCCTCCCCCCGTATGGTTGGTAGTGTTCGTTCTGCAAACTGTTGTTCTAGGGGACGAATAGCACCTTGTATTGCTGCGGCCAAAGCTGGATTCCTCATGACATCCGGTGCCGCAAGCCCCGCCTGCCAAGCAGCACGTGCCGCTTCCCCCGTTTGCGGGGCCGTCTCCACAGCAAAACGCTTTGCCCTTTCTTGCGCCTGTTGTGTAGTTGCACTTGTAGGAACATAAGAAGGAATTGGCTGCTGTAACTGTTGACGAGCCTGCGCAAAAAGTTCCGTAAGATAAGGTGCCTGCTCCGCCCATGGTTTAGTCTCTTGTGTCTGTGTCTGTGTCTGTGTTGCTGGTTTTCCACCACCCATTTTATCAACTCCTATTAATGTAAGATTCTAGCTACTAGTGGTTTCTGAATTATAATCTGTCTTTCCTGATATCCAAAAGCCTTACACCGTTTAGCCAACCCTTTCCGCGTATGTGCTATCATCTTCACAGCTCCATTCGCACTAGCCCAATCTTCTATACACTGCAAACCATGTTCCCACACATCCATGTCCTCGCCCGCTAATGTAACCAGATAGCAAACACTCTCATGGGCCTGTCTGACAATCTGACAGGTGGCGCTAGCAAGAATCTCCCCAGTACTGTAGGCAATCCAGAGGCGCATTTGCCCCCTTGTGAGATTCTGATACAAATCCTCTATGGTATAATCTCCAACCCCATGCCGCAAAGCCCTTTCCATCTGCGCTGACACAAAAGGCCAGAGGCGGGGTACATCCTCTGTGTTGATATCTGTGATTGTTACTGTTTGCATTACTATACCCCCACCTCAACCATACGGATATTAGCTACCCAGTGAATAGTTTTATTCACCTCACCAGTTACTTCTATTTTAAATGCTTCATTAGTATCATCTGCTGTAATTGTTACAGTCCAGGCAGATGCTCCTGCATCATTTGCTATAACTGTAGGAGTAACTGGAGCTACAAGAACGGTGTTATTACTCCCATCTCTTTTTATAATGCCCGCAGCCGTCCAAAATTTAGAATCCCCTACAGTACCCCCGCTACCTGCCGTTTGCCTAGCTGTAAGATTCATTTCAAATCCCCAGGTAGTTGATGCTGGAAGAACCTGTAAAGCACTAATTCCATCTAAGCATAGCGTTGTTACAGTCCCGTCTGTACTTTCTATCCTCGCCAATAAATTACTTAATTGGGCCGAACCACTGGTACTAAACTTACCGCTAGCATAGGAACTTTGCCCATAAAGAGTTGTCTTAGCATTGCTTCCTCCTACTATAACACTCCTAGCTGCTGCAATAGTATTACCTGTCCCTCCTCCTATAACTCCATAAGAACTGCTGACAGTATTATTACTACCACCTGATATAGTACTCAGATCCGCAGTAGTGGTGTTATTAAAACCCCCGGAGATTACCGCCGAATCCGCTCCCGCTCCAATAGTATTATCATATCCACCTGATATTACAGAATACCACCCACCATTGCTGTTACTGTACCCGCTACCTATGAAAGAATGGTTATTATAGATATTATTAAGCTGCCCTCCTACTATAACACTATTATCCCCACTAGAAGTTGTTATTGTATTAGACTGCCCCCCTCCCACAACAGCATAATTTGAACCGCTAGCAATCGTATTCCCCAAACCACCACTAACAGTTGAACTTATAGCTGCGGCTACAGTACCATCCCCCAGGGCTAGTGCCTTACTACCTGTGGCACTGGGGAGCGTGACAGGAGAACCGCCATCATCATCCCAATAAGGGGAAGCACCTCCGCTAGGCGTATAAGGAACCCAATTTGTTCCATTCCACTTGAGACTATCATTAACCACGGGGGGTGAGGTTGTCGTATCTGCATCTGAAAGATCATCCAAGAGAAGAACATTACTTGTTCCCGAAGTAATAAAAATCTCCCAGAGTGCTAGTGTTCCATTATACTTATATAGGCCTGGCCCAAAACCTGGATTCCACAATACACCATCAGCAATAACCACCATACCATCTACAGGTTTTGCCGGTGCCTCCGTAAGCGCAATCCCATTTCCTTCTTGTATAAAAGAAAGTGTAGATTCAATACGAGCCAATTCATCCTCAAGATAACGTGGAATATCCCGCATATCGGAAGGGGGTATCTGACGTAAATACCTTATAATACGTGAAAATGCTGATTGCACACTCACCTAACAGCCCTCCCTATAAGGTCTAAATCTAAGGTATAACCATAAAGTTCCCATTCAACGTCAATCTCAGATTCAATTCGGAAACAGATAAAAACCCCACGCAAGCGACAACTAATTTTTTTATCTATTGCTGGGTTAAAATCTTGGGCTACTGACCAAGTAACAGCCCCCCCAGCTTGCTGCTGTACCCCTATTCGTATCGTAACAGCACCATTTGCCCTAAGTTTTGGATACACTGCACGTATAAATTTAACGCGAGAAAAATCAGCTTTTGGGTTCCCAAACCTATCCTGCCCCGCTAGGGCTAACCCTAAGCGTTCCAAGATAACAATCTCACTAGTACCATCTGCCGTGTTAGTCTCATCAACAGTGTATAATTTATTGTTTACCCCACTAGCCATCAGCATCCTTCGGTTAACAGCACTATAGGTCGTAATATCTATAGCATCTGTATAGCTGTCAAAAGTATTTGTATAATTATCTATTAATTGGCTAGACGCTATGGGAGTAACAACACCAAACTCTGCTACAGAAATATTTGGAATATCCCTATGCCCCCACGTATTATCTACCCAATTCCAGACAAGTGCTTCATTGGCAAATACATCAGATGCAGTCAGATTAGGGAAACAAATCCAGATTTCACTTTCCCTCCGATTGGCAGCAACAAAAACATGATTCTTTTTAGCAGCATCAATATTTCTAAAAAGATAATCTCTATTTTTATCATCAATAATAGATTCCGCCGTTTGCCCATTATGTACAAGTACATCCCTTTCCGTTATAAGAAAATGCTTTCGGTAAAATTCAGTAGCACATCTGGAATTAAAAAGGCCAAAATCACTAAACATTGTCCAGAAACGAAAGATATTCTGGCCCCCCACATACTGCATCCCAATAACTGCATCTTCCTTATAAATAACATTAATGTCCCCGAGCACTTTTGCGGCAAGAACAGCACCACCTGTTTCTGATAGCGTGACCCGCCCAGCATCTGTCGTTGGAAGTGTATAATCCCAGCTAGAAGGTACAGTCCCAGGGTCCGCTGGATGTGACCAACGGATAACTTGTGGGTAGGCCGTTCCCCCCTCTGTAACATTCATCGCCAGGATAAAATTCTTAAAAAATCCTATCGTTGCGGCATATGTATTTGCCGGCCAATTCGCTAGATCCTTCATTCGCCCTAGTGAATTATCCCACTGCTGAGGCGGATCAAGTGTTGTATTATTGTTTAATACAGGAACACTGCCAAACACACCACCACTCCAGATGGTATCAGCATTTCCGCTATAATCATTATCCCCCGGAATTGTTACATATCTAGTAATGTTAGCGTGTGTACTTCCCGTAACAGTGTAAATGCGAGCACCACTCATATACATCCAATAAGCTGTAACATCCGTTACCCAGGGTAGGATATGCAGAGGCTGTACAACGATACCCGAAAAGACACTTACATAGCCTTTGAATTTCTGCGCCGCACTCCCAGTAAAACGTATATTCCGCGCATAACTCCAAGCCTCCGGGGGTAAATCCTGCGGTAATCTATCCTGAATTAATCCTATCTTCCCTATATTTTCTATAGATACCTCAGCCATTTAATTTCTCCAGCATGGGCAATTCCCGTAGCACAGAAGCAATCTGTACAAAACCTTTTCCTACCTCACAACGCATAGCACTTATTTCCGCCGCAGGCCTATTAGATACCTTTATCACCTCTACCATCAAGCGAGGAAGAAGGATAAACAGACAATCTTTTGTAATCCGTTCTTCTTGCGTTGCGATATTAGTCTCTAAAAGTTCCGTCCAAGCTGGACACCCTAGATCTGTATTTGTTCGCGGACACCTCTTACAATTCCAAGCATTTTTGTAAGCCATAAAAACCTCAATTTTTTGTGCAGGCAATTATATCAATATAAGCGGGTCGCCAGTTTCCATCATGCGTGAGTGTATGGGAATGCCCCTGATTATTTCCAATGCTACTCGTCGTCGATGTATGTGAGTGTGCCCCCGCTGCATCTACAGTCATATTAGAAAGAGTCTGTGCAAAGGATGCCCTCCTCATTCTAACATAAGGACCAGTATATGCATAACTAGATACTGTATGTGTATGCGCCCCCTCAGTTGTTGTCGTACCTGTATGTTGATGGCTAGGCATTTGTGCTGCACTAAGAACTGTAGCTGCCAAATTATGCCCGGTTATCGCCCAAGCTCCCCCAATACCTGCACCAACGCTGGAAACAAGGCGTATCATTTTATCATTTAGCGTAGTAGTCTGTGTCCAGCCTGAAGGGGCAGATGCCTGGTAGAAAAATGTTTTTGTATTCTGAGCAATTCCACGATATCCATTGTTTAATTCATTTTGTGTTGCTAGCACAATACCTGTAAGGTTAGGAAACGTCTTCTTCAGTACATTCTTTATGCCCCGAAGATGCTCATCCACAGTGCTTAATGTGTCAGTAGTCCCTACCGGGTTATCGCTAACCAAGGCATCTATGTATTTATCTCCGATTAAATCTTCTAGTGGCATAAATCCTTCCTCCCCCTACGCACGGATGCAAATTATAATATCAAGATAGGAAGGCCGCCACGCCCCATCAGAAGTTAATGTGTGACCATGTGCCTGTTCATTACCTATACCACTTGTAGTGTATGTATGTCCATGAGAACCATTTTGAGTTGTTACATTTGTTGCTGTTGCGGATGAATTAAATGCCATGGAAAAACCCGTACTAAAACCATTGGGGGCAGTAAATATAGGAAAGGTATGCGTATGACTACCATCTGTGCTAGTCGTAACCGTATGTGAATGTGAAGGTAACTGAGCCTGGGTTAGAATAGAATTAGCTAAAACAAAGCCAGAAATGCCCCAAGCACCTCCAGTAGTTCCCCCCGCAGTACTCACAACACGTAACATCTTATCATTAGGAAAAGTATCTTGGGTCCAGCCCGAAGGCGCAGCCACTTGGGCAAAAGTTGCCTTTGTTCCAGAGGGAATACTTTTATAACTTCCATTTAGCTCACTTGCTGTTGCTGTAACTGGACCGGTGAGGTTAGGAAACGTCTTCTTTAATACATTCTTTATGCCCCGAATATGATTATCCACAGTAGCTATGCTGTCAGTAGTCCCTACTGGATTAGCACTAACCAGCGCATCTATGTACTTATCCCCGGTTAGATCTTCTAAAGCCATAAGCCTCTCCCCCTACACGCGTATGCAACAAATAACATCCACATATGAGGGCCGCCAAAGAGCCCCCATTGTAAGACTGTGCGTATGCCCTGTGCCTCCCCCTGTACTGCCTGTTGTGAAAGTATGCAAATGCGCCCCTGCTGTACTTGTTGTTTCTGTCCAAGTGATACTATCATTAGTAGTAGTCTCATCAGGCATTGTACCTGTATAAGCACCACTAACACCTACCGGAAAAGTGTGTTCATGTGTTCCTCCGGAAAATGCTCCTGTATGGTAATGCGTTGGAAGTTGCGCTTGCGTCACTACTGTAGACCCAACGGTAACCCCGCTTATTGTCCAGCTTCCACCTAGCCCACCACCGGCTGTGTTAACAACACGCAGCATCATATCATTATAAGTTACATCTTGCGTCCAACCTGACGGCGCAGCCGCTTGTATAAAAAAAGATTTTGTTCCAGAAGGATAAGCCGCATATCCATTATTTAACTCACTTTGTGTTGCTGTAACTGGACCTATAATGCCGGGAAACGTCTTCTTCAGTACATTCTTCACACCCCGAATATGCTCATCCAAAAAACTTTTAGCATCAGTAGCCCCTACTGGATTAGATTCCAACAAGGCATTTATGTACTTATCTCCCACTAAATCTTCTAAAGCCATAATTAATCTCCCATCGTTTGCTCTACATTTGCATTTTCCCTTGCTGTAGTTTCATCTATTACACGCTTCAAAGCCACTTGTGCTTGTGCTTGAAAAAATTGACCTCGTTCGGGGCTTTGATCGTATTGCCCAGCATAAATTACTCCCGTCTTAGCTATCAGTAAATCAGGGGCATATTTTAACCAGACATTTTCCACATTTCCCGTTCCCCCATAATTGCCTGCAATACTTACACCTTTCTTATAATATTTCATCTTCACCGTATAGGCGGTATCGGGGGTAGGAAAAAGAATAAAGTTCTCCCCTACTAAAGAATAGAAACGCGGACGACCACTACCTAAATTACGTGCTATTAAAGCCTCATAACTATCCTTGGTGAGTTTCCCCCAAGGATTGCTCTGCGATACATCATACACCCACAAAGCTCCGTCATCATATTCCCGCAGAAAATCCGTTGGGTTTGGAAGTCGCGCTTCCCCGCTTATTGTCGTTATACTAGATGTTTCACTCAATAAGAACCAAGGAAGATTCAACCCTAGTTCTAATTCTATTGTCTGTACAAAATCCATTTCAGCTATCATTAAATCGCGAATAGCCGAGTCTTGTAAATTTCCTGATCTTTGCATTAATAAAAGTATAGCTGTATCACGCAACATAAACACCTCTTTTTCCCGGTAGCGTAACCGCCGGTTTAATCAACGCGCAACTCCCTTCGACTTTTCAAATGTGCGGTATCCGCCAAGGCCCAGCATCCCGGTAAGCAGCACCATCAAAATATCTGTGTCCAAAGTAGGGGGGGTTGGCCAGCCCTTAATGTTTGCATACCATGCAATGAGCGGCTGAGCAAGAAACGTATAGATCAGTCCTAACACACATACCCAGCCCGCCCCAGGTCTCCAGCCAGACACAAACAGATTCGGGCTGGCCGCCTCTACCGCATTTACCTCGATCTGCCCCAGAGCCAGTTTCAGGTCCGCATCCAGATAGGCAAGCTCGCCTTTCTGAGCCAGCTCCATCATTTTCAGTTTTGCATCAGTTGCGGCTTTCGGATCCGGTAAAACTTTTTCCAGAATGCCGCTGATTGCTGGTATCAATGCTTGCCACATAGTTTAACCCCTACAATGTTTTCCGTTTTTGTCAAAAGGGTCCAGGAAGTTCCGGCAGAACCACCTGGCCAGCCGCCCGCGCCATGTTTTCGATTTCAAATATCGTTCGCAGCGGGTCGTGAATAGCCATTCTTTCGGCACTGAGGCAAATGCCAGCGTGCCGACAATCATGTTTAGTGTGATGTCGAGCATTAGGCCAATCCACAGCATCGGATAGGCTAACACCTTAGCCGGCAGTGTCAGCTTATCCTTGTTGATCCGCAGGTTCATCAGTGCGAGATAAAATAGCCATGTTATGGCGATCAAGTACAGACTCAGCAATGGGATCATTAATAGTTCAAACATCCTCTTTCCTCCTCATTATCTCGTGCAAGACTTTAAGCTGCGCTTCCAGCACGTCGATCCGCGCCTCTAGCTTCAGGCATATCGTGGCAATCTCGCTCAACTCGCGTTGTATGCTTTTCACATGGCAGAGAATCAAATCCCTATCCCTACCCATCAAATGATCTTCCGAAATATAATTCATGGTATTCCAGCAATCCGTCCGCAATCGTTTTACAGGCGTTTTTGCGTATCGCGTCGATCTTTTCACCGTTGTGAATGAATTCAGGTTCAAGGATCAGACTGATGCAATCAGTGTATTTCAGGAAATAATCCGGTCCCTGCATCGGGTCCATGCGATACCAGCCGGGTTTCACACCACGATCCGGCTTAATAAGTTTAGCCATAGGTGCGTGCACGATCTCAGCAGCGCGTCTGCCGTGTTTGCTGCCTGGGCAATAGAGTGTTTCGCAGCCTTTCCCGCCATGCTCTGGATCAGAATTAAAATGCAGGTCAACGGCAATCACGTATCCCTGCCCGTTGATTGTCTTCACCTTCTCCTGCAAGCGGCCCGTTGGTACCACAATGCATCGCTTCGGACCTAAGTGTCCCGCAATCTGCGCAATCCATTCAGCGGCCTCCTGGTGCTCACATCGACCTTCCCAGCATGCCCCGGGCGAGCGCGGATAATGGCCTGCGCTAAGGGCAATCATTTCAGCAAGCCCTTGCCTAGATCACCCATCATGCTGCCTATTACGTTCCAGAATACCACGCATATATTGCAATTCGGCCGTAGCATCCGTTAATTGCTTATCCATGGAGCGAAGATATTGTAGTATATTAGCTGTTGCTTCCTTATTATATTGCAATGTCGTTTGCTGTGCTGCAAATCTAACTTCTACTGACACGCCCCAAATAATCAACGTTCCTATAGCTGTTATTGTGGTTAATAAATGTCCTATACCAATCTCTTTCTTAAATACCCAATGATCTTCTACACGTCTCTTATCCACAGAAAACTCCTAAATTTCAACCCAAACATTTTCTGTTGCGCTTTCTTCTGCCCAAGCCCCACTACTTATAGCAGCCTCAACCCAAGGAGTAATAATACTACTATCCTCAGCCCAAAACGGCTCAACGCTAACTATTACAGTAGTACCCCAACGGAAAGGAAATAATAAATTCATGATGCAGGATCAATTCCTACTATGGGATCACCAGCGGCTGTGGTGACAGCTGCTGTCCAGCTTACTGTTGCATCATCCTCTTTCGTCACTGTTAAAGTCCCCCCTATAACAGTAGTCTTATTCCTATTAAGCCGCAGCGCCTGCCTAACAGTTCTAATAGTAGCTGATCCAGAATCCGTTCCCGTTGCCATATTCCTATCCAATATAGTATCTGCAATTTCCACTCTAGCACCAGAAGAAAGCGCAAAATCTATCTTATCAGTAAGAGCCCTTGTCGCAACCGCCCACACATCTGACGCAGTGTGCGTGGAAAAGCCTGTTGCGGTTACCCACGCAGAATCACCCCTATTCCGTAAAGCCTCAAGGGAATCCGTCAGGGTATCGAATGTCGCACCCTTCATGCTGGTAAGTGTGCCCTCCAGTGCCACCGCACCACCACTTAGATTATCCAAATATCCCGCACGAGTTGCACTCAATCTGCCCTCAAGCTCATCTACCAGCGTCTCGAGCGCAGCTAAACCATAGGTAACATCTGTTACAACTGCATAAGCATCACCAGTTTGTGCCGTATGCCCAGTCAGTGTACTAACAGTAGGAATAACAGCATTCGTGTGCGTCTCACCAGACAGAACTACCGCCCCTGAAGTAGCCGAAGCCGTTGTAATAACAGTTTGTGAGATTGGTATACAGCCAGTTTTATATGCAGCTACCACAAAAGCGGTATAATTAGTTTCCGCCTGCGTGGGCGTGTAATAAACAATACTGCTCGTGGTGCCGTAAGTTATTGTCCCACCGCCTGCAATTTCGCTTCCACCCTCAACCCGCATTACTATTGAAACGCCTGCCGTTTGTACCGCGCCGTCACTTATCTGGATAACCGCCCCTAAAGCTATTCGAGGTGGAGATACCGCATTTCTAGGATACATAATATTACATCGCTCCTATTATTCCACTTTGTTGTAATGCCCATGTCGGCTGGAAGCTAGGGACTTCCGTGAAGGTCTGTTCATAGAATCCTATTCCGGGCATAGTGATGTGCTCAGTAGTAGTCTCTTCTACGAAGCCGACACCTGGAACTGTGATCATCTTACTCATATTAGGTTACCGTTATCCGTGGGTCAAAATGCAGCACCTTTCCAGCTTCATACGCGCCTATGTAAATTGTTGCTTCTACAATACAGGGTTCGTTTACTGTTACGGTAGCTGCGAACTTCACTGATCTAGCCCCGGCGGGTTCTCCGGTCCAGTTTGCAAGCCCAGTCCCTGCAGGCAATGCCGTACCCGCGCCGCTCAAGTCCGTATTATGCGTATGCACGCACGCCCACATCGTGGTATTCGCCACGGTAATTACGCGAAATTCAGCCCACGCCTGTGTATCAGTCAACGCGGTTGTGAAATTCTCAATGGCCTCGATCGTTAATGTTTTGCTCCCCGTGGTTGCGACATAGATTCGGGCTGTTCCCGTTTCAAAAGGAGTCGCCTGGATCAGGTAAGCATTTGTTGTTATCTGTCTGGATAAGCGTGTATCCCCATCCTCATCCAGCCATCCGCTATTCCAGTAACACGCTGTGGATGTAAGGCCGGTACCACGATATGTGTAAAATTCACATCTATACCGCTTCGCTGCCCCCACCCCGTTTTCATCGCATCCGGTAAGTGTCACCTCCTGCCCGTCTGTACCAAACGCATCAATTATTACTGCGGAAGGGGGTAGTGAGCTGCCGTAGATATCTACCCGTAATTTATTTGTTGTTGCCGGACTGTTATCAAACATTAAAGTGCCGGAAGGAAGCGCGCTAAAATCACAAGACGATATCCGCAAAGTTTGCGGCCCCGCGCCGGCGCGGAAAATACCGGCGGAATTCCCTGTGCCCGTGAATGTACAGCCGTGCAAATCGGCGTAGCACTTTTCCCAATTGATATATCCCGTAGATTGCAAAGCAATCGTGCATTTATCCATCCTATATTTTCGAGTGCCCGTAGAGCCTCCCAAATGTAGGATTGCACCGGCGGCGGTCAGGATGAAATGGCAGTCAGTATAGTTACCGACACCTGTTGTATTTTGAAATAAGTTCAGGTCGTCACCACTCGAAAAGCGAACCCCCATGAAGTTGACGTAAGCGGGGAGGGTCAAATCTGGTGTTGCACCTGTGACGGAAATATTAGTCGTGGCTGTAGTCGAATCATATACATTAGTCCCAGAATTTACACGATACACGCTACAGGAATCTGGCGGCGATGCCCCAGCACTAACTGTCAGAAGTAGTGAAGCGGCTTGAGTTTCTGCGTGATTATGCGCTACCCATATAACATCTGCTATAGTCCATGCCGTTAATGCAGGCTGGATCGTAGTATAAGCATTCACCCATGACGTGCCGTTATTCAGCCCTGTCGCGTTGCTATCAACATAGATGATGGCCATTACTCACCCACCGCTTTTTCAATAGTATTCAGCGAATTACTGAGATTCTGCATCTTGGTTTTTAGGGTGGTCCATTGTGTATTAGTCAGGCCAAAGACTGTTCTAATCTGCACATCCGTGAACCGTCCGTTTGTAATCCATTCAAGTATCCGCCTGGCAATTTTCCCGCATTCTTCGCGTGATGAAGCTTTGAATAATTCTCGCACTTTGGTGGCCGCCTCAGTTGCCGACATATAAACGAAGGGGGTATCCCAGGCGGAGCCAAACAATACATCCCGCAGCTCATCTTCGATCAGTTCCGGCGTGATGTCCCAGCTAGTTAGCTTTGCTACCACATCAACCCCCGCAGGCAACAATGCCCACCGAAGATGGACCTTCCCTGAGGCCGCAACAAACTGAAAGCAAACGTAGCGCCGCCCATCGGCCTGCATTTCGGCAAAAACAATAGATTTTGCTATCGCCATTATTTATCCAAACCTTTTTGTTGCACTTTCATCACATAAGGATCAAGTTCCTTATGAAGCATAATGAAACCTACATTACGGATAACCTCTACCCTACTTCCAACCGTCCGCGTTTCCACTTTCTGATATCCAGCATCATCACGCTCTAATAATACACCACCTTTCAAAGCGTAAGGATTTCGCTTAACTACAATATATAGACTCATACTAGTTTATCCGTCGGGTAATAAAAACTTATATGGCCAATTTATCTTCTATTTTCATTATCAAATCATGCTCAAATGAAATACTTCCTATATGCCCTATCTCTTTAGATAAATCCTGATCCACCCAGATATTTATTCCATTCTTTTCTAACTTCTCACAGAAAGCCCAATCCTCTCCCGTATAGGCATCTAAAGCAGAACTCCAGTAGGGGGTAAACCAAGGTGCAATCATACCCGGCTTCTTAAATATATCCATATCTAAAAGAAGAACACCCGTTCCTAACCGCCAGACTTGCGCGAGCCCCGTACTTTCTACCGTTGTATATAACGGAGTCCCCTCAGTGGAAGCAGCAGCGAGCCGGGCTGTTGGCCCACTCGGTAACTTCTTAGTTGCAATATTACAACCTACCACCTGCTTCTTATGGGCCAGCAAACGGTGAGCAATATCTTGCGGAAAAGTCTGATCACTATCAATAAATAAAACATGTGTAGCTTTAGCCGCCAGCGCAGCCTTAATTATATTATGCCTTAATTGTGGTAGAATACTCCCTTTTGCATTATGCACCGTGAACTGCTGCCGGGCATAACCAGGTACTTGTTGGCTTAGATAAGCTACCAAAAAGGCAAGACTCATACCAAATTGCGCTGTCCAAGTGTCCGTACTGGGAATTCCTACCGCCAAGCGTAGTTCCTTACTCATCATCTTCCGCCATTTTCGTATACTCATTTTCTTCATCAGCTGGAAGAATCTTAACCTTCACGGCCTCCAGGCACATGTCACCTCTATCTTCCAGTATTGCCAGCTTTGCTACAGTCCCCTCAAGGTGCACCACTATCTTAGTCGCTAGTGTCAAATCTTTTAACTGTTTTTTATCCACTGGAATATAAACATATCCTGTTGGCGACGGTGACGGTGGTTTTATGCTATTAATTTTCATTTCTTCTCCCCCTTCTTTTTCCTTTCACCCCCATAAGATTTCCCGTTGAGAAAACAAATATGTTGATAACTTCCGTTTGGAAATGTTTTGGTCCTAAGCCTTCCCCCCGCTTTTACACATTTATCAAAATCCGCAGGCATTTTGTAATCCTCTATGCAAAAAAGGAGGGGGAAGAAACCTCTCCCCTCCAACACAACACTACAGCGTAAAATTCCCCAAATACGCCATTGTTTTCTCATGCCGAATTTCTAAACCTGCCTCCGTCAACCACTGCCCTTTTTGAGCATCAGCATCGGGGGCCTGAATATTATCCTGCATTACCGTATCACGCAAGGGGCGATACCTGAGTGCACTAGGGTCAATGATGAAAGCACTATTAGTAAACTTCCCATGCACATTCAGTAAAGGATGGGTTCGCACATACAAAGTACCTTGCGGCAGAACCCAGCGCTGAAGTTCCATCCCATAAACTTTAATCGTACTATCAAAGTTAATGCGGGTACTGGAGCTATTACGTGCTAGTTTATTCAGATTATTAAGGAACCCATTACCGGCAAAAACAATACGTTCACTACCAGCATTTCCTGCATTATAATCAAAGACTTTATAGACAGCATCCAGAAAAGTATCTTCTGTTGGGGCGGTGGTAAAGACTTTCGCGTTAGTCGTAATAAAACTACGAAGTCCACCCGTAAAGCGTTTTACCTTAGTACCACCCGTGTCCTCATAAGCTTTACCAAAAAACCACGCAAACTCCAAAGCCGCAGAATGATCAAACATTTTTCGTGCCTTATCATTCTTCAGCGGGTCACCAGTCCGTGTCGTAGTCGCCTTTGCGGTATTTGTAATTTCATATGCCGTCTTAAAAATCTGACAATAGTTGGTTTTCTTCGTTGGATTTCTAGTGGTAGCATTGGGAGACGTACTTCCTTCTTCATAAGTATTCCCAATCTTTGTAATAACCGCACTAACACCAGTCGCTGCCCCAGCCGTGCCGGCCTGGGCGCGCTTCACAACGATTGCTACATCAGAAGTTACAGAAGAGACCAGGACGATTTCATTGTCATAACCTGCAACTTCCGTCTTTTCTACCAGTAAAACATCACCCGGCACAAGGTCTAAACCCCCAGACACAAGTCCAAAAGCCGTTGAAGTTGCACTCGCACCTGTAGCATCCATTGTTACACGCACAGGATTATTTTCTTCCTCCCACCAAGAGAACTCAGGGTCATCCACACTCTCACTTGCCATCTTACTCATTAAAGCAGTAAGAGGTGCAGTGCCATTTGGATTTCGTTTGAGAATTAATTCACGAAAATTCTTGGGACGTTCATCTGTCGCCCAATCCATAGTACCACGTAAACCTGCAATAGAAGCCATTATCTTATTCCTCGTCTATTATTTCCTGAGCAAACCGCTCAAATGCTGTCATAGGTTTTGTCTTTTTAATACTACCGCTATTAGCACTTCCTCCGGGCATCGCCGGAGCAGGTGGCGCTGATGGCACCGTTGAAGGCAGAATTTCCTCCTCCATCCGCGCTCCGATAGGCAGTTTGAGATGCATCATAGCTTGAAGTCCAATTTCTTCTATGGCCTGTTCCCTGGGAACGCTTGAATTAATTTGCCCGTATAAGCTGGCAATTCGATCCACCGTTGTTTCATGCCCCTTAAGCGCTTGCCATTTGCCATAAAACGCATCCACAACTTGCCTATCTGCCACCCTCCGCGCCGACACAGAATCAATCACTCTTGGAAGTTGTGCCATTAGGGTTTGTACTACAGAGTCCAAAACCTCTACATGTAACTTTGCCGCAAACTTCGGTAATATCTGTTCTGGATTTAATTGTAAGGTTTCTGCTTCCTCCGCAGAAAGCCTGTAGGTTGAATCCGCTAAACGTGCCTCAAAGGTTTGCCGCTGCTTCTGCAATTCCTCTATATCCGGCGTCACTACCTTAGTCTCTGGAGCTATCGGCGCACCCAGAATTGGCTCAGCAGCTACCTCTATCCCTTCGGGTTCAGACACTTTCTCCGGAATCTGTGCTACGGTTTCGGCCTTTACGCCTACTTCGGTCCNCATAGATTCCTTCGTTTGTTCCTCACCTTCAAGGGAGAGTGGCTCGCTTACTGTTTCCTCCTC